AGATTCATTTGATTCTGAATTGCATTCAGCACAGTTTCCCAGGCAGAAGTGTTTTCCAGAACAAGAAGGTCATCCCAACGTCCATATACAGGAACCAGAGAAACCAGTTTTTCACCAATTTCACCATTATCTTCTACCAGATATTTGAAGAGGTTACGGAAAACTTCACGCTCACCTTGTCCCCCACGAATATCCCGTGCCCAGAAGAGAATACGAGTAGCAGTCTCAGGATTCTCCGCATATGCATGGGCAAAAAGTTTTTGTGCTTGCTTGACATCATTACGGCAAGCAGCGATTTTTCCGAAAAGATCCAGACACTTATTCAGAGTGGATTTGTATGCTTTTGCACCGTTCAGAGTTTCGGTGACATTCATTTCGGATTCAAGAGCATTCATAAAAGTCATAATTTTTCTCCAAGTTGATGTTTAGTTGTTTTTCAGATACAATTAGGTTGATTGCTGAATCAACTTTGTTGAGCAAGATGAGTTTTTTGCTTGTTAGATTAAGAGTCTAGTGCAGTTTTTTTGCTGCCTCATCTTAGAACACCCGAAGGTGTATGGGAAATACTGGATTCGAACCAGTGACTTATTGCTTGTAAGGCAACCACTCTACCACTGAGTTAATCTCCCGATTGGGTGGTCTCTCTCAACCACCCTTACAGAATAACAGGGTTTTGATTTGGCGTCAACCCCTGTGGTACAGTTCAGAAACTGTCCTCAACCGATTACATATTCTTTCCATTCTGAAACACGACTCTTTTGAAGATCCAAATAAACACGGTTGAAAGGTGCTTCTGGATTTTTCTTCAAAATCATATTTGTTTCGGAAAGAAAATGATTTCCTTTCTTTAAGTTACATTTGGTGCAACAGGCAACTAGATTTTCCCATGTGTCCTGTCCACCTCTTGAACGAGGAATCACATGGTCAATTGTAAGATCTTTCTTGGATCCACAGTATTGACATTCATGATCATCCCTCTTGTAGATAAGTGCTCTTGTAGGATAAGAGTCTTTTCCACGATTAAAAGGAATTTTTACATAACTGACTAAACGAATCACACGCTTAGTAATAAGTCTTGCTTTGTCCTTGAAAAGAAGAACAATTGCTCTTTTCCAGTTTGTAAAATGTAATGGTTCATAAGAACTGTTTAGAACCAGTATTGTACTATGTGGTTCTATGGATTCCATTTGTTTTGTTGCACCTCATTTTATTTAGATTATGGCACCCTGAGAGGGATTTGAACCCCCGTCTTCTTCGTTCGTAGCGAAGCACTCTTCCACTGAGTTACCAGGGCTGGCACGGGATGTAGGAATCGAACCCACATCAAAAGGTTTGGAAGCTCTTGTCTTACCATTAGACCAATCCCGTATATGTTTGGATATAAAATCCAATACCGAAGGTGGGATTCGAACCCACAACATTTCGCTTTTGAGGCGAACACCTCTACCAATTGGATCACTTCGGCATATGGGCGTGAGAGGATTCGAACCTCCACTGTACAGATTCTAAGTCTGGTGCCTCCTACCATTGCGCTACACGCCCATAAAAACTTGATTGAACAAACAATCAAGAATTTATCCAAGTCATAACCTCTTCAAGAAGAATCGGACGAAAATTAGTATGCTCAACACATACACATTGATATCGGTTATCAATGTTCCCGAACGTATTCTTCACTCTATTGGAATGAAGATGTCCGTGAATGTTTACCCCAAATCTATCAAGTTGAGATTCATGAAGAGGAACATGACTAAGAATCATATTGTTTAGAACATGATATGCACGAATATCGTAAAAATGTTCTGCATATTCACTGAGTCTAAAAATATCATGATTCCCTTTAATGAGACACTTCTTTCCATTAAGTTTGGAAGCAGTTCCCATTGATCTACGATTGATTACATAATCTCCAAGATGATAAACTTTATCATTCGGTGAAACAGTTTCGTTCCAGTAATCAATCATAGCCTCATCCATTTCATCGGGATGATTCCACGGACGAAGTTTTTGTCCGTCTTCTCTCAGAAACTTACACACACCATGATGTCCAAAGTGTGTGTCAGATACCAGAAATACTCTAGATCTACTCATTTTTTCCTCAGGTGTGTTTGATTTGTTTTCATAGAATAGCAGGTAAAACCCAAGAATTCTAGGAATGTGTGCCAGTTTTGGAACTGGCAATGTCCGTGAGAGGATTTGAACCTCCACTGTCTACCCCCTCAAGGTAGTGCCTCCTACCAATTGCGCTACACGGACGAGTTCCAGAAATAGGATTCGAACCTATATTATACATCTTCAAAGGATGGTGTCCTGCCAGTTAGACGATTCTGGATTAAAGTGGAATACTCCACAGAGTCTAGTGTGGGATTCGAACCCACGGTGAAAGAAGTTTTGCAGACTTCCGCATTCGGCCACTCTGCCAACTAGACATTAACGTGAAACCTATTCAACATAGTGTTGGAGCGACCAACTGTTTCACGCTGTCGGATTAATTACTTCCGACAAAGCCCCTAGACAGAATTGAACTGTCGTCTCCGCTTTACAAGAGCGGTGCATCACCACAATGCTTTAGAGGCAATATTGAACTATTTGGAAATACCGGATAGTTCAAAGCCCTTAGTGAGAATCAAACTCACGACCTCATTCTTACCAAGAATGCGTTCTATCACTGAACTATAAGGGCGGGGTGTAGGACGGGACTTGAACCCGCATAAACCAGATTCACAATCTGGCGCATTAACCAATTATGCTACCTACACAGTGGCTGTAGGTGGAGTTGAACCACCGACGACTTCCTTATGAGAGAAGCGTTCTACCAACTGAACTATACAACCAAAGCGGAGAATAGAGGGTTCGAACCTCTGGTGGTTTTATCCACACAAACTTTCCAAGTTTGCACCATAAACCTCTCGGACAATTCTCCAGGTTTGAGAGAAGATGGAATCGAACCACCATTGCCAAGGGACGGAATCGAACCGCCTCTAACACCGTCGTGCTCACCACCAAGGTGCTCTCTCAACGGAAGTGACTGGATTTGAACCAGTGGTGCCAATTACTTGACACGGAATCTTAGCAGGATTCTGCAATAAACCGGACTCTGCCACACTTCCTTATAAAATACCCCGAAGGGTAATTGGAACGACGAGATTTGAACTCGTGACCGCACGGTTATCAGCCGTGTGCTCTACCAACTGAGCTACGTTCCATCAAGGTAGGAGTCGATATCAACAATCTACCAGTTTCAGTTTTCGGACTGAAAAACCTATCACCAACCAACCGAAGTTTCATAACGGAGGAAGTGAATCTCCGTGACCATAAAGGTCAAGCGGGAACACCCGGAATCGAACCGAGACCTCATGTTCTTCAGACATACGTGCCGACCAACCTACACCATGTTCCCACACAATGCAGTCTATGTACGATAGACTTTTATCCGACGCATGTAAAATCGGTTGGAGTTTTACTAGTATTCTCCAAATCGGGATAGAAGGTACTGCCCCCTCTTCGCTGCGTCCCAAACGCAGAGTTATACTTTTCTACTATATCCCGTTGTTTTTATGTAATCCTCAATTAAAGGACTTACCAAGTGTCTATGTCTAGAATGAAACATCCTATGATGATTTGGACATAATGGTATTAGATTTTCTGGATTGTTATTTTGTTTATTGTAGTCATTATGATGAACTTCAACAATTAAATCAAAACCACAAACACAACACTTTTTTGGATGGTGTGTAAAGCATATTTTGCGATAGTGTGCATCGCCATCGAATCCATCCTTATAGTTTGGGTTGTTTTCCCCACTTCTAAAAAAAGTATTAGAGCAAGACCTTGAACAAACCGTTTTTTCGTCTTTACTCCCTTTTAGAGTTTCAAATAAAGTACTACAAACTGGACATTCTTTTTTAATTAATTCATATTTTCTTGGAGGTTCATATTTTGGAACTTTTATTCCAAATTGGTTTTGAAGAAATTTAATTTTTCTCCTCCAAGTTCCATTATCACAACCTCCAAGTTTTTTAATAACTTGTCCAGGACCGTTTGATGTTGAACAAGCAACTTCAAATTGTTCTTTAGTTATGATTTTGTTTTTCATTTTAGTTTCGTAGTATTAGGTTTTGAGATACACCCAAACTATTTATATACGACAATATAAAAGATAAACATAAAATTGTCAAGTATGCTTCATAAGAAGCAACTCCCCCGACTGGATTCGAACCAGTGACAAACGGATTAACAGTCCGCGATTCTACCGCTGAACTACAGGGGATTATAAGTATCCTCAATTAAGAGGAAGAAGCGTAGACGGGCATCGAACCCGCAAAATATCCATCTTGAAAGGATGGTGACTTTACCAATTTGTCTACTACGCCAAGCGGAGAGAACAGGACTCGAACCTGCGAAGGGTTTTACCCCCCGACCGTTTTCAAGACGGCGTCCTCGACCGAACCGGACTCTCTCCATAAGAAATATCTATTATAATAGAGATATTTCTATCAGTTTATCAATACTGCCCACATACAAAACTGAAAAAGTATAGGGACGACGACCTCTAGGGGATTTGAACCCCTGACTTTCTGCTAGACAGGCAGACACTCTAACCGCTGAGTTAAGAGGCCAAATGGAGCGAAATATCGGATTTGAACCGATGACATCAACCTTGGCAAGGTTGCGTTCTACCACTGAACTAATTCCGCAGGTTAGCACTCATTCTGTTATCCCCCGTTAAAAGGCAGATATAAGCACCAATGGACCCAAGGAGAATCGAACTCCTCACAGTTTGCTTGCAAAGCAATCTCGCCAGCCTTGGTACATGTGAGCCCGTGGCGGAGGCAGGATTCGAACCTGCGACCTTCAGGTTATGAGCCTGACGAGCTACCGGACTGCTCTACTCCACAGTAAACTAGATGATTGTTTTTTCTACCAAAAAGAAAGTAAGAATTGCTGAATCATCTAATGGGAGAAGAGGGAATTGAACCCCCGAGGCTAAAAAACCACTCCAGTTTTACAGACTGGTACTACGTTGCCAACAGTAGACATCCTCCCATTCAGTTTATATTTAATGACCGAACTGACGGTCGATGGGTCTGGCGGGACTCGAACCCGCAACTTCCAGGTTAAAAGCCCGTTACTGCTACCAGTTGAGTTACAGACCCATATAATATAGGATTTCTATTTAATTGTCAAGGTTCTGGTGGTCTCTCAACCACCCTTTTAGAATACCACCGAATCAAGTTTGAATCAAGTGGTGTGTGCCAGTTTCAGAATTGGAACTTGGCGTTTGGGGTCTCGTTCCCCCACCGATTTACTTAGAATACCACTGCTTCAAACTTTTGGGAAGAAGAGTGGACACTTATGAAACTGTCCCAAGCAACAAAAAAGGGGAGGAAACTTTTAGTTTCTCTCCCCTTTTGCTTTATGTTAGAATGACTTCATTCTTTCATAATAGCAGAAGGGGACTCACACGCAATATGCCCGCATGAATTCCAATCAGACATATTGCTGAGTGGATATGTAAATTGGGGTTTTGCGAACGAACGAGTCATTTTTGTTTTACAAGTATGTTTTATTTATAAGACTTTTTTGGAAAAAAGTCAAGCGCCTCAGGTAGGATTCGAACCTACGGCTAACCGCTTAGAAGGCGGATACTCTAGTCCACTGAGTTACTGAGGCATAAACCTTCCAATATTGGAAGGTATTGGACTTACAATAACGGTGGTTGAATCCCCTCCGCTGCCTATGAGATCATTATAGGGTCTTTGTGCTCAGGTGTCAACCTGCTGCCTTTGCTTCCTTACGTGCTGCCTTCTCTTCAGTGATCTCTCCCCTCCGTGCCTTGACGAGTTTGGCAACTTCCTGAAGTGCCTTACGAGCACGAGTTCCTGCTGCACTATTGCCAGCAGCAAACTTTTCGTCTTCTACTTTCCATGCTTCAACGGCATTTAAGAGTTCTTGTGATACAGACATGATAATCTCCAAAAAATAAGATATGATTATATAGTCAGTTTTTTGGACAATCTTCTACCCAAACTGCACAAATTCTCATTGGAGGTGCAAGTGCCTTACATTCATCAGTATAGCAGACACTTTCATCATTCTTTTCATCAACATATTTTGGTTTATATTTTTGATCTGCTTCTTCAATAATACGATCATATTCTGAAGTTACATTTTGAATTGCTCTATCAACATCTCTGCCAATTCTGCGATTCAGTTTTTCAGGATCTTTAATTATAAATTCATTAAGAATAGTTTGTGGGAAATATTTTCTTTGAATCTCATCAAATAAATCCCAAAGTCCATTTTCAGATACTCCAGTACACTGGGAGAGTATTGCAATCATAGAACTCAGTACAATTCCTATAATTGCATACTGCTTTATATCTGGTTTTTTATTTCCAAAATTGAAATTAAACATAAATGGGGAGATCTAACCCTCCCCACTATTTATTCTATTGTGTCAAACTTCTGCTAGGATCAGTCGGTTGGCATAATTATAAGCAAAATCAGTTCTTGCTCCGTGATGACCCCAACGGATCCACTTTCTAGCAAGTCTCATATAATCATTAATAGACTTACCAGGAGTTTTCATTTGATTCTCAATCATCTTCCAATCACCTTCGTGCAGCATATAGTCAAGTTGTGCATCCAGTGAGGAAGGATTAGCACCAATACGAGCAGCATGTCTTCCTAGTCCATAAAAACGAGGAGCATTAGTCCATTGAATAATGCCATACCCCCCACCACAGTTAGGATAGGAAGTTCTAGCACCACCTTCACAGATATTAGGAGTGAAGGTAGATTCTTGTCGGATATTGCCCATAATGGTTGCTAGGGCGTTTTTGTCACTGATTCCTCGTTTCTGTAAGAATTCCAGAGTACGGGACTCATTGGTATTACATCCTTTACAAACTAATCGTTTTACTTTAGGTTTCTCGGGAACAACCTCTTTGGTCTCTGTCTCTTGAGTAGGCGCTTCAGGAATAATCGCAAATGGCGGTTTTACTGAAGATGTTGCCATACTCGGTGCTGGCAGTGTTGCCGCTGATGTTGCAACCGCACCTAAAAGAGCTACGGTTACATTTGTTAGGTTTTTAAGCATTAATTTTAATTGAATTCGGCATCCGTTTAGAAAGGGGGTACACCCAACCTCTCGGAGGGCACTTTCCACGGCTCTAAGTGTCACATCAATGACTCATAGTAAAAAACCCACCATTTGAGTGGGTCTACGCATTATAAGTGATTATTTAGGATCTGTCAAGCCTCTGGATCTTCGGTCTCCTCTACCTCCTCGGCAGGGTCAGGTTCGGGAAGAGTTACGCCAATTTGAGTAAGATACTCAATTGCTCCCTGAACTTTAAGTAGAAGTTCTCTTTTCTCAGTCGTTTCCTGAGAAAGAGACTGCCTTTGTTGAAGTAAATTAATGAGATGTTCTTGTTGTTCAGTCATAATTTTAAATAAAAATTCGTTTTATTTATAATGGGTCAATAAATACATTATACTACAAAATCGAAAAATGTCAAAGTCACCAAATAAGGGTAAAAAAGGTTCTGCTGGTGGCAAGCAATCCAAACAAAATCAGGGTAATGCGACTGCCAAAAAAGCAAAGAACGGAGGTAAGAAAAAGTGAGGTATTATGCCAAGAGAATGGAATACTCCTAATAGAGAACCTTGGAATACGCCAATACACAACATCCTGAAGGCAATTGATAATCATACTCAAGAGTATTTCAAAAGTGGTGATACTTGGCATCTAGAGAAAGCAGATATATTAAGAACTTATATTCACGAACTTAAAACTTGGATTCATAATCAAGAAAAAAAATGAAAGAATGTTAAATGAGGGTATTGCATATCCTTACGTCTTATAATTTTCTCCAAAGTTTTCCTTCAGCAATTCTTCTTCTCAATAATCCTGCTTCTACATCACTTCCAGGATTTTTGTAAAGTTCAAGAGCAGCAGGAACTTTACCCCATTCTTTATTCTTAAGAACTCTAGTTATGGTCACATATCCTCGACTACCATAAAAATTAGCACCAAGGTTATAAGCAAAAGACAATAAAGCACCGCGCTGATAATCATTCATCTCACTCCAATAAGGTATTTGTTTCAGTGCTGAAAGAAATTCATTTTGTATCTGCCAATCAAACAATTCATCTGCTTCTTTCTGAGTAATCTTTTCTCCTAACTTAAAAGGACTTCCATCCTTCTTACGAGTGCTTCCCCATCCTATAGTATAAGGTTTTCCTTTAGTATAAGGATCTGGATATGCTACTAATTTACATTTTTCAAATTCTTTAATGAGTTCTATTCCTTCTTTCAGAATAGAACTTTCTACTTTTTTACATCAAAGATTCTTCCCCATCCAGTCCTATCTTTTCCTTTCTCTAACCAACGATACATCAGATCAGACTTTTTGTAAACAGCACCTTTGCCATTTGTTGCAGGACCAGTATATCCATCATTCAGAGAACCATAAGGATCATTTACCACATAATCTTCACCCTTCTTACCGATGACTACAACCATGTGCCCACCAGAAGGAGCAGATAGAGTACCCCTGTGATAGATCCCGATAACAACAGGTCTCCCAGCAGCAAGCTCACGATCAAGATCAGCAAAAGAAAGATTATAACTAAAGTGTGACTTAACTCCATAACCTTCCAGAACTTTTGTCTGAACGGTATGATCAGTTGTGTCACCAATTGCAAATACTTTCTGAATATAAGAATCATCACCCTTTGCTCCCTTAAGAGTCCCTGGTTTAAAGTATTCCAGACACATCGCACAAGAAGATGAATTACAGGTTCTTTGAGCATCTCTGTAATTATCTGTTTGTGGATAATAAGGAACTGCGAGAACACCAGGAACTGCTGGTTTTGTTCTGAAAATACGAACCCAGTTTGAAGTATCATCAATCAAATCTGGATTCTTATCTGCAAGATCCACTTCAAGTTGCTCTACTGCAGCAACGTGTTTTGGATTATTAGGATCGAAATGTTGAAAAAAGTTATGAAGATCAATTTTCATAATTATTATCCCAAGATATTTTACTTGAAATATTTAGTATTTCTCACCAATATATTCAAGAGAAAAAATATCATGCTCCTCAATTTTAGGATCTAACCATTCATTAAATTCTTGTTGAATTGAATAAGCATTATGATATTCATGCTCCTCATGAATATCACAAAGAACATGAATACGTTCTATTGCCCAATCATGATTAATACGAAGAGTTTCAATTAAAGTTTCCATAGTCTTTTTTTAGATACCTGCCTAGGATATTGCTATTGTAGTATGCTGGACTACCATCGTCAAGTGCTTCCTTCAACACATTATTTAAAAAGAGTTGCTTTGTTTCTTCATAATTACAATCACCTCTTGTCTTATGAAGACTTATAATTTCTCTAGTAAAAAATTCTTTACCATATTTTTTAATATCTTCTTTAAGTTCTGGGCAAGAACCATAATACTTTTTCCAATCAGATTCTTGTTTAACTTTTCTTTTTTTTCCTGGAGGAGTTCTAAAAGACCAAAAATATTTCCTACCCCAATACTTTCTTTGAGTCTTAGAACAAATTATTAAATATACAAATCCAAAATAGTCTTGAATATCTTCAGTTTCAAAAACTTTTCCTTTGAATCTCCAAGGATTCTCATAGCTCATACTTAAGTCTCAGAGAGCTATTATTTATCCTTCATCCTTAGCAAAGCGATTCTAGCAATAAAAAGGGGGTCTTGTCAACCCCCTGAGAATTATGTTATAATAGGATCAATGCTTTCTTGATTCACTTACATAATACTCAATGATGTCATCCCAAGTGTACTCAGAAAGATCATATCCTTCTTCTAAAAGATCATCTACCCATTCTGAAACTTCTTCAGCAAAAATATAATTTTGATATTCTTCAATAATTAAACCAACAGCAGATTTATCCATTTCTAACATGATATAATGTGCTTCTTCGAGACTATCTGCATGACCACGACCAATCAAGTAATCTAAAAGAATATCATAAGGTTCATAATCATATGATTGTTTTAAAGTTGAGTTTTTTTGCATAGTTGTTGAAGTAGCAGTTGGTTTTGTTGTTGATGGTGTTGCTGCTTTAAATGCATTTGGATTTTGAGTTAGTGATTGATTGCCTAATTTCAATTTTGCAACATCAGGCGATTGAACTGAAGGTGAATTCATAGGAAGTCTAGACTTCATATCTTTCATTAAAGGATTATCAGTTTGTTGAGTTCCACGAATTCTTGCTCGTTCAGCAGCAGCACTAGCAAGTTTTTGATTTGCCAATTCCCATGTTGATTTACCAGTTTCTTCTGCACCTTTAATATTACCAGTCTTTATTTGTTGCTTATACAATCCCATTCCACCTTTAATCTTATCTGCAGTTGATGCAGATGCTGATGAGGTTGATTTTGGTTTTGCTGCTTCTGGTTTTGGAGGTCTTGGTGTGGGTACTGCTGATGGAGTTGGTTTTTCTGCTTCTGGTTTTGAAGGTGTTGTTGGAGGCGTTGCTTCTGGTTTTGGAGAATCTTTCTTTGTAGCATCTATGGTTGCTTTAGATTGCCAACCATAATCCTTTCCAGTCCAAACTTTTGTTCCTATACCGGGAAGAGTTCTAGTTTCTCCAGGTTTAGATCCTGGTTTTTCACCTTTCCAAACAGTCTGTGGATTTTGCCATCCATAATTACCACCAATCCAGACTTTTCCCCCAGGGCCTATTTCTCCAAGTTTTGGCATTTTTATTTTTAATATTACTATCTGTAAAAATATTTATAAAAAAAAGAGGGTCAAAAGACTCTCTAGTGTATTATTTTGAAAAGTGGTCTCACCTTTCACCACGCATATGTCTTTCAGATTCTCTTGCTTTTTGAAGTGCCTGACTAGTATTTTGTTTTCCTGGAATATAAGTATGGGCAGATCCAGATTTTCTTTCATTCTCTTTATTAAACTTTTTCTGAAGATATTTTGCTCTTCTAGTTTCTTCAATAATACTCTCTCTCCACTCATCATTCATATTTACCATCATGGCAAGTGCTTCTTCCTCAGTTTCAGCATATCCTTCATCAAGAAGATAACCTTTAATAACATCAAAAATATCAAAATCTTGATTTAATCCATAAGGATTTCTTTCTTGTGATGGTTTAGATGGTTGGGGTTTTGCTGTTTGTGGTTTTCTTGGACTTGGAATACTACCTGCCGCCTCTCTACCTTGTTGTAAAGCATGACCAGCCCATTCTCTACCTTTACCCCCAAGAAGAGCCTGATCAGCTGCTGCTGCTAATCCCACCCATGGTAAAACATTACCAGTTTTTGCAAGTATTTCCTTGGTTGTCTGTTTTGCTCCAGGAATAAATTTAGGTCCTTCTTTAGTTTGTTTAACTGATCCTTGCCAAGCAGTTTTTATAGCACCTTTTCCAGATTCCAGTGCTTTACCAGCAACTGTTTTTAATACACTTCCTAAACCACCTTCACTAAGATACTCTTCATAGAGTTCATCATAAGTATACTCACTTAAATCATATCCTTCTTCAACTAATTCATCAATTACTTGTAGAAATTCTTGAATATTTTCTTGCTCTTGTAAATCACCAGTACAATTATTATAGATAGAAACATAAGATTCTATTAAAGATCTACAGTTTCCGGCAGTTAATCTTTCCATTAGAAATAATACCTTTACTATTATTTATTTATTAAACTGGTCTTGCCATCGTTGAAGAAGATGGTTTAATACCAGTTCCCACTTTTTTAGGTCCTACAAGTTTTGGACCTACAATCTTAGGTCCAACCTTTGCCTGACCAACACCACGACCAGGAAGTTTCTGTGCAGTTGCTGCTTGTGGATTAATTCCAAGTTGTCTCTGATATTGTTGAGTTCCTCTAAGAGCAGTTCTATATTCTTGTTTTGCTGCCTGGGATTCTGCTGCTTTAGAATATCTACCAATATTCAACGCTCTTCCAACTCTTGCTCCAAGACTTGTATCTCTAGATTGAATTGAAGGTCTTGCAAGATAAACTGCCCTTCCTCCTTTATATGCCAAATCCCCAACAACTTGTCTACCAGTTTTTGGATCACGAACTAATTGAGTGGAGGAAAGTTTTGCAGTTTTTCCACCAGAAGTAAGAGTTCCTGCTTGTCTATTAACCGTTGTAGGTCCTCCTACACCTGTAAGAGCGGATCCTTGTCTTGTACCATAGGCACCAGATTGTGATGCAACTTGTCTTGCTCCTCTGGTATCAACTGTTTGTTGTGCTTTTTGTAGTCCAGATCCTCGATTGATTAATCCACTTCTCTGCTGAAACTTATCAAATCCAATTGATCTTGATACTGCTTGTCTTGCTGGGCGTGTTTTATTTGCTGCCCAGTCATATGCTTTTCCTGATGTTTCTGCTCCCACCAATCCTGCAGTGATTGCAGCGGCACCTTTAACAATTGGTGGTCCCGGAACCATGGCACCAAATTTTGCTGCAGCAGCATATCCTGCTAGTTGTGAAGCAGCACCACCTGCTGCTCTTGCTCTAGATTGTCCAGTATCTCTTCTATCTTTATAATCTAGTGCAGCACCAGCAACGTTTGCTGCAGGTCCGACAGCATTACCTAAACGTGAACGAAGTCCTGGACCATTTGTTGCTGCTGTGGGGGGTTTTGCTGTAGGTGCTGGAACGTTACTGGTGGGTGGTTTTGGTGGTGGTGGAGTAGATGCCTTAGGTTGCTTAGGAGGTGCCTGAGTGGTCTTAGGTTCCGCTTTAGGTGATGGTGGAGTAGATGCCTTAGGTTGTTGTTTAGGAGGAGTTTGAGAGGTTCCAGAAGGTTGTTTAGGCGGTTTTTGTGTGGTTCCAGTTCCTCGTACATCTTGCCCAGAAACCTTAGTATTTTTAACTTCAAATCCAGATGGAGGTTTACCAGTCTTCATATATCCTTTCATAAATTCTTTGGCAGCAGCAGTTGTTTTTTCACTACTATTCCTTTCGTAAAATCTTCCACCTTTAGTAAATTCTTTTGGATTTGCATTCATCCAATCTTGCCATGCTTTTTGCGCTTTTACAGCATCTTCATTCAAAAACTCGCTAAAAGTCTTCATTTATTTCTTACTTTTTTAGATATTTATAAAAAAAGAGGATCTCAACGACCCTCATTATTCATCCATTCTTTTTCATAATCATAATCGCCAAACAGAAACTCATCACTTTCTGCTGCCTCTTGGTATGCGTTCAGGATTTCCTGTTCGCACCATTCATCATAGTTGGAATCCTGAGAAAGTATCTTTGGTAACATCTTGCTTGATTCCTCCAACAATGTACGATTCAACTTCGGTTTCTTGTGGCGCCACTTGAAGACCCTTAGAACTAATCCAATGTTCAGTCCAAGGAAGGGGATTATTCTTTGCCGGAATATCATAAAGAGGTTTCAGTCCGATTGCCTTCATTCTACGGTTAGCAATCCATTCAACATACTGCTGTAACAGTTTGTCATTTAGACCAATCATAGAACCATCTTTGAACAGATACTCTGCCCAAAGTTTTTCTTGATTGACAGCATTCTCAAAGGTCTTGTAGACCCACTGTTCTTCTTCTCTTGAAATACGTGCCATATCAGGATCATCACCCTCTTTCCATTTGTTTAGAATGTTCTGAGTAATGACAAGGTGTTGATTCTCATCACGGGCAATTAGACCTATGATTTTTGCACTTCCTTCCATAAGCTTGAGTTCGCCAAATGCAAAACTGCAAGCAAAACTGACATAAAAGCGAATACCTTCAAGTATATTAACATTTGCAACTGCTCTGAATAATTTGCGTTTGAGTTCATATCTTTCTTCTTGTGCGTAGGGAACTTGTTCTTGGGCATGTTTCCAAAGTTCAGAAGTTCCATAATGTTGAGCACTATTAATGAAGTCATTATATGCCTCAGTTACACTGACAGCACGTTCCATAATACGTTCGTCTTTCAGAATCGTATCAAAGACTTCAGAAGGATCTGAATAAACATTTTTGATAATATATGTATATGAACGGGAATGGATCATCTCCATAAACTCCCACACCTTCATACATGCTTCCAGTTCAGGAAGAGAACAGTAAGGAGCAAATGCCATACCAGGACCTCTTCCCTGAACAGAATCAAGCATAACCTGATACTTCAGATTACTGGTGAAAATATGCTTTTGTTCTGGGCGAAGAGATTGATAATCTCCTCTATCCTTTTGAAGAGAAACCTCTTCAGGTCTCCAAAAATATCCTAGTTGTTGAGTTGTTAATTTATCGAAGATTGGATATTTGTAAGAATCGTATCTTTGAATTCCTAGTGGTTGTCCAAAAAACATAGGAGATTTTTTTGTATCAACTTCTTCAGAATTGAAAACTGTCATTTGATTGACCACATTCTTCTCCGCTAGTTTTGTCTTAAAGTTAAAATCCATAATTTTTTCTTCTCTAAATTAACTCACACTTTTATATTTAATCAGGTCAGATTTTGCAACTTTCACAATCGTCTTCGCCAGAACTCATAATGTCATCAAGAAGAGATTGAAGTTGTTGTTTTGGTTCTTCAACTTCATCTGTCTTATTATCATAAGTGTTTTGATAGTATGCTGTTTTATGCCCCAATTTGAAACAAGTAAGCATATCCTGTGCCATTACGCTAACAGGAACCTCATTGTTCTCATAATTCTCTGGGTTATATGACCAGTTTCCAGAAATCGCCTGATCAAAGAATTTTTGCATAACAGCAACAATATTGATATAACCACGATTGCTAGGCATATCCCAAAGAAGCGTATAATTGTTCTTAAGAGTATGATACTGTGGAACAATCTGCTTGAGCGGTCCCTTCTTCGACTTCTTAACGGACAGATATCCTCTGGGAGGTTCAATTCCGTTTGTTGCATTTGACACAACGGAACTACTCTCCGATGGCATCTGTGCGGACAGTGTTGAGTTCCTAACTCCATACTGTTTGACCTGTGCTCTAAGACTTTCCCAATCATACTTCAGATTATTTGGAATGATTTCATCAACGTCAGTTTTGTATGTATCAATGGGCAAAATACCATTACCATACTTGGTGCGATGAGAGTATTCACAGGCACCCTTTTCTTTAGCAAGATTGACAGTTGCCTGAATGAGATAGTATTGGAATGCCTCAGTCAGATCGTGAACTAATTGCCATGCCCCAGGATCGGCATAATTCTGCCCGTGCTTGGCAAGATAATGTGCCAAACCAATATAACCTACGCCAAGTGACCTACGTGCTCTGGTGGCGATTTCTGCTGCTTTGACGGGGTATCTTTGAAAATCAATAAGTTCATCAAGACTCCTAACAGCAAGATCACAAAGAACTTCAAGATCTTCATTACTTTTAATTTTACCAACATTAATAGCAGAAAGAATACAAAGAGCAATTTCCCCATTTGGATCATCAATATGTTGAATCGGTTTTGTTGGAAGTGTGATTTCCTGACAAAGATTACTCATCTCAACTTTATCCATAAAGGAAGAGTGAGAGTTGCAGTGGTCAATATTCATAATGTAAATACGACCAGTTTCGGCACGTTCTTTTAGAAGATCCAGAAATAATTCTTGAGCGCCGATAGTTTTTCTTGGAATAGATCCATCTCGTTCATAACCCACATAAAGGTCGTCAAATCGATCAGTGCCAAAAGCATCATAAAGACCAGGAACGTCGTGTGGGGAGAAGAGTGTGATTTCTCCGTTTTGAATGAATCGTTCATAGAAAATTTTGCTGATTTGGATACTGTAGTCTAACTTACGAACACGGTTATCTTCGGTTCCTTTGTTATTTTTTAATACTAGGATGTCTTGGATTTCTTGGTGCCAGATTGGAAAGTGGACAGTTGCTGATCCACCACGGATGCCGTTTTGAGTGCAAGATCTGACAGTTGCCTGAAACTTTTGGAGGAATGGGATAACACCTGTATGAATAACTTCTCCCCCTCTGATTTTACTGTTGATGCCACGGATTCTACCTGCATTGATGCCAATTCCTGCTCTTTGAGCAACATACCTAAAAATTGCAGAATCACTAGACTCGATACTAGGCAAGGTGTCATCGACATCAACAAGAACGCAACTTGCATATTGGCGAAGTGGGGTTCTAACACCTGCCATGATTGGTGTGGGAATGTTGATTTTATGTTTGGAGATTGCGTCATAATATCTCTTAACGTAATCTAGACGAGTTTCTTTTGGATACTTAGAAAAAATAGTTGCTGAAATCAAAAGGTACATAAACTGTGGGGTCTCATAAAGAGCACCACTACTCCTATCTTGAACAAGATACTTGT